AAAATATATAAATGTTTATAAATGAAATAGATACGTTTATTGATTTACAATTTAACTATGTAAAAGAATATGGATTAAAACATAAATTTACAAAAAATTTAAAAAAAGATCCAGATTTATTTATTCAATATTATACTAAAATTACTGAATTAATAGATTATACATCTGTTTTTACTAATATACACGACGATAAAAATAAACAAAAAGTTAGAAATATTATAGAAAAATATATATTATTTTATTTACTTTTACATATTTCAATTCATGAAGATAATTTTCATGACGAAGATGAAAAAAATTTTGTAGAAAAATTATTTACAATTAGTAATAGTTTACCTATTTTAGATAGTGTAATTGTTGGTGAATTATTAGAAATTTATCAATCAATTTATATTTGTTTTACTCTTATAAATTTTCAAAAAGATAAAAAAGATTTACCTATAAATAATAGTACGTCTGAATTAATCCAAATATTTAATGATATTGGTTTAGATATTATTGTAAAATTTTTTGATATTACTAAAAAAGAAAATTTACACAATATATTAGTAACTTTAATTTATCGTAAATTATACATTAAAAATGATAAAAAAGAATTAGCGAATATAATAGAAGAGAATATATTTGAAAATGCTGAATACAAATATATTACCGTAATTAATTCCAGAATTAAAGAAATTGATTTTGCTTCCATGGAAATGTTATTTGATATTGAAAATAGAAGAAAAGGATTACCAGATGATTATTATAGTTTAATTAATGATTATCAAAAAATTATATTAGGTGATATTCAAGAAAATTTAAATCCTGAATTTGCATTACAATCAAATTTATTATCAAATGATCGTAAAATTAGTTACTTATTTCATAAAAAAATATTAATACCAATTACTGATGATATATTAAGATATCATGTTAATGAAGAAAAATATGTTTCTGAAACTACTGAAAATGTCTCTAAAACCAAACAAGAATATAAAAAAGTTGATACAAAATTAAATTACATTATTAATAAAATTAATGTTGTAACTGAACATGCAAGAAATGAATTAACTAAAAAATTATATTATCAACCATTATTTTATCGTCAAGCTATACCTTACAATGATATAGAAGAAATGAAAATTATTAAAAAGTTTGCAGATATTGGTCGTATTAATGCAGAAAATGTGAATACCTTTATGGATTTATTATCCTTTCGTGTATATCCATATATTAATTATCATGATTATGCTCATACTGGTTTTAACCATAAACATACATATACCACAGATGCATTACGTTATACCAACTTTCGATTTAAAAAGGATAAAGATACTAGTGTTTTGAATAAATATATGGATTGGCGTGTAATAAGCCATGATAATTTTCATACCGAAAACAAACATAATTTTAATAGTAATATTGTTGGTATTGCATTACCCACACATATTGATAATTCACCATATGATATACGATGTTTAAAAATAAATAAAAGTATTAATGTACGTAAATATAATGTAAATGGTTATATATCCAGTTCAAAAATATTAGAAGATATAATCATAAATAATAAACGATGCAAGCAAACTCCTTTTTGGATATTTGATGAAAATACGGATAAATTTACTCAAGATGTTTATGAAGACATTAACGACGACGATAAACCAAGATTTTTCAAAAAACTAATTGGAAAAATTTATGATAATGTAGAAAATTTAACTACTAAACGTATTCTATTAACTTATAAATTATATGCACCATTAACATTATATCAATCTCAAAAACTATTTACTATTATTACTAATAGATTTGTTCCTATCTCTCAATATTCAAATAAAATTGCAGATATTAATTATGCTAGATATTTTACATATTTACCTCAAAGATTATCTACCGATGATATTAAAGATATTACATTTTCTACTAAACCATTAACTAAAATACCTGAATACCAACCTCCCAAAGATGCTAAAATACCTATTATTACTATTAATAAAGCTGAAAAAGTAGATGAAAGTATTTTAGAAAAATATAATGCAGTTTGTCAACACATTGTATCATTAGAAGATATTCAACGTATTCGTGAAAGAGATCCTACATTATTTTCTCAAAAATTAAATAATTTTTATAAAAAATTTATTATTGACAAAAAAAATAGTAACTTTGTTTGTAAAAGTTGTTTTGAATTTGTTAATATCGATAAATATGTTGAACAATTTGATGGATTAATTAAAATTAGTGCAGAATCAAAAATACCATTAGATGAACAAATGAGATATTCTAAATTTGGTAAAGCAATTGCATCTTTAGATAAAATTATTGAACGTATGGCTGATATTTTTAATCTAACTGAATATACTGGTACAAAAGCATCTTCTATTTTAAAAAGACGTGATACTATTCGTCAATTGATTGATATATTAGTTTCTTCTCAAGAATTACGTGTTCAAAATCCTGGTGATTTTGATACTAATTTTAATATGTTAAGTGATGCAGTTGGTACGAAATATACTGAATATTTTTCATTTCCATTTGAAAATGATATTTTTGTGTATTCTAGTCGGGATACTGATAAATTCAAAAGAAAGAAATACAATACTATTTTGTCTCATATTGCAGTATTAATGTTATTAGATATTAGTAATTCCAATATTATTTATTTTAGACCCGACAAATTAATTAATATTACTATATTTGAAAAATATGGATTAGGTACTTTAGATAATCTTAAATTACGAATTAATACAAGCAATGATTTGGTTCATCTAGGTAATCATTTATTAATGGGATATGTTATCTATTATATGGCATCAATGATGATTAGATTTAAAGTATATGAAACTGAAAATCCAGATGTTGATGTTAAAAAAGGTATTCCATTAATTGATCGATTAAGAATTATGCATACAATTACTCACATATTATCAATTATTATTGATAGAGAAAGTAAAACTACTGAATATTTATATACTATTTTAAAAAATAATTATTTTATTAAATTATCAACTGTTTATAATTCTCAAAATTCAGATACAGTATTAAAAGAAATACGACACGCAACTGAGAAAAAAATAGAAAATATTCAAAATAATTTAAGTAAAAAATTAGTTACTACACAACAAACATATCAATTAATTGATGGTAAATTTAACTATAAATTATATGAACAGAATAATCTAGATAGATTTAAATCATTGTTTTTATATAAAAGACCGTTTCCTAACAAAGTAAATAAAGATACATTTAAATTAACGGTTGATGAAACAAATAAAATGATACAATCGAATTTATATTCTATATATAAACAAGAACAATCTTTACTTAAATTAAATATTGATATTTTTACTTTAGACAAATATAGAGCAGACAATAAATTATATGATGTTAAAAAGAAGTATAATGAAATTATAGTAAATTTAATTCAACAACAAAAAAGAGAACTTGCAAAAATTCAATCCAAAAAATTAAAAATTTTAGAAAAATTAGATAAAACAAATGTACAATTACAAAATGATTTATTACCATTTAATGATGTATTAGACACATTTATATTAAAATTAGAAAAATATATAAGTGATAATCAAACAATTTATAAAGATGATTTTTATTTACGAAAATCTATATTTATTATTAATCATGATTTTGCTGGATTTCCTATAACACCATTTAAAGTAGATAAAATTTCTATTAAATATAATGATACAATTACAAAAAAAGATGTAATTATTTACAGAGAAAAAGTAACTGAACGATATTATGATGTTTATACATTAGCATATTTAGGATATAAAACACCTACTACTGAATTTATTGAAGTAAAAAATCATCAGTTTATTATAATTAAACATTCATTAGTTGATAAAATTAAATATCTTGGATTATACAATAAATATGTAAATATATTACCATTTGATAAAAAACTAGTATATAGTACTAATTATAGAGGTGATATTATATATAATAATGCAGAATTAGTAAACCAAATAGTAATAAATAAAATACAACATGATAAAATACTAATAGAGAAATTCCAAAGAATTATTTATTCTATTCGCAATAAAAAAATAAGAATGGAGAAAAAAGATGTTGAAATGGAATTGACTAAAAATAATGAAAAAATATTAATCAATGAATTTATACCAAGACTAAGTAATCTTAAAATATTAAATAATGATTTTGAATTATTTTTACAAAATTGGAAAAATATATGTTTAAGCTATAAACTAAAAGTAACTCATAACATTAGTTTAATAAATAGTAATACATTTCATTTTGTTGATTCAGATACAATTATAAATGAATATAGTAATTTAATTCGTTATTTATTAATAGAATTGATTAAATTGATTGATATGAATACTGACAAAACAAATATTAATTTATGTAATTTAATTAGTATGATATTTGATTCTATGTGGGAAGAATATGCTCCTAAAAATAATTATGAAGTCAATAAATTTTTATTAATATTATACACTGGTGTTGAAGATTATATGGTTAGCTTATCTAATAGTGAAGATATGGCAGCAGATAAACCATTGCCCGAAGATATTAATAAATTACCAGAAACAGAAAAACAGAAATTAGCAGATGAAGCAGAAGATTTTAAAGAAGAACAAGATGCCCTTGATACTGAACCAACAGATGAAGAAGATTTAGATTTAGGTGAACAAGACGTTATAATGTATGATAGAGATAATTAATAATTGTATATAAAGTTATGAATAAATTATATGTATATATAAAAAATGGCAGACAAACAAGATTATTTATATGAAGACCCTGTTGTTAATAATCAAAAATTCGTATGTATTAGTATCTTAACTCCTAAAAATTTTAAAGAAGAAACAACTATGAGCACATTAAAAGTTCGTGGATCTTATGAAACATATGAAGAAGCTAAAAAACGTGGTGACTTTTTACGTAATATTGATCCTAATATTAATGTGTATGTAGGTGAAGTAGGTAAGTGGTTACCTTTTGAGGATAATCCAGAAAATGCCAAAGAACAAGAATACCAGAACGAGCGATTAAATAAAATGATGAAGGGTTATTTAGAGAACCAAGAAAAGGCCAAAGAATTTCACGAACAACGTAAAAATGAAATGATTTTACGAGCACTTAAAGAAAATGAAGGTAAAGAGACTAGACGTAAAGAAAGAGATGAACGAAGAGCCAAGGGAGAAGTAGTTGATGATGATGCGGAAGAAAAGGTATTTAATACAGGAGAAAATCAAGATACTTCAGCTACTACAAATGTAGGTATGAATTCTGAAAGTAATATGAATGTAATTCAAGATGTGAAAGTAGATAAAAAGAGTGAACTAATGAATAGAGAAAAAGATATTACTGAAAAAGAGAAAGAAATAAAAACAGAAAAAGCTGATTTACAAAAAACACAAGAAGAATACAATAAATATCAAAGTAAAAATGAAAAAATTAAAAAAGAATTAGAAGAAGCCAAAAAGATATATGAACAAATGTTGGCTGCTGGATTAAAAAAATAAATATATTTTATAATACTATATTATTATAAAATATGATTAAATATGCAATATTGATTATGGGTATTATATTATTAACTATGGGATTTACCCGAATGTATTTATCCAAAGATAATTCACAAATAGTATATAGATATATACCTCGTACATTCAAAGAAGATCAAGAAAATCCACCACCGTTGAGTGATATGATGGGTGGTATGTTTGAAAATGCTGAACCATGGACTGGTGACTTTTATGATGAGAAAGTAAAAGCAACACGAACACAAGGTGTTTAATTAATTTCTTAATTAAATATATATGAGTCTTACTTCTTTACAACAAATAAATACAGATGTAATTACTTCACAAATTACATCTATTACATCACCATCATCTACATTGGCACAATCTCAAAATATTACTACAAAAGGTAATAATGAAACAAATAATGAATTTACTTATATTCAATCATTAGTTAATACAATTGCGACGCCGATTGTAAATAGTACAGTTATTACTAATCCTCCTATTGCAGATAGTCTTTCAAGTTTACAAACTGCTATTCAGACTTATTTGACGGATCGATTAGCGTTATTGTCTGCTAATGTTAGCGCTGTAAATGCACAGAATAATAAAAATAGTGCACAAGCTGCATTTAATAGTGCACAAAGTGAAAAAATTAATGCACAAACTGTATTAAATACTTCACAAACTGCATTAAATACTGCACAAACTGCATTCAATGCGGCACAAACTACAGCTACTGTAGCTACAACAAATTATAATACAACATATCCTCCACCGCGTCGCCCTCTTGGTCAACCCCCCCTTAGTGATGAGTGGGATATGTATATGAATGCTACATGTACTAATCTCGGAGTTTATAGTTTAAGAGATAGTTGTGACATGAATTTTCCCTCTTACGGAATATATCCTTCAAATACTCCTGCCTGTGTGTCAATCAGAACAGTATCTGCATTATGTGTATCATTAACTACTGCACAAACTGATTTAACTAATGTACAAACTAATTTAACTAATGCACAAACCGCATTAACTACTGCCAATACTACATTTACTACTGCACAAGCTAATTTAACAACTGCACAAACTGCTTTAACTACTATACAATCTACTTTTAATACTGCACAATCTAAATTTAATTCAGATTTTCAAACAATGAATACTGCATATCAAACATATATTACTGTTTATACACAAAATACAATAAATAATATAAATACAAATTTACCAACTCAATATGAAATTGAACAATCAATGCAATCGAATAATTTAACACATATTACTCATGAAATACAATATGTTAATAATATTTCATCAGCATCATTAGATATTACAAATTCTAGTCAATTATATATTTCACAACATATTACATATGTTAAAGTGTTAGTTAATAAATTAATTGCTGTCAAAGCTGCTGCTGATGCACAGGCTAGAGCTGCTGCTGATGCACAGGCTAGAGCTGCTGCTGATGCACAAGCCAAAGCACTTGCTGATGCACAAGCCAAAGCACTTGCTGATGCACAAGCCAAAGCACTTGCTGATGCACAAGCCAAAGCACTTGCTGATGCACAAGCCAAAGCACTTGCTGATGCACAAACTAAACAACCTGTTGAAACAGGGCAAACAACTATATATGTAATTATTATTTCTGTACTTGCAATTAGTATTATTGCATATTTTGTATTTTTTAACGGCAAAACTAATTTTAATAAAGTAGGTGGTGGTTATTCTAGTATATCATTTATTCCATCTGAATTATACAATTTTTTTAACAATTTTATATCAAATAAATTAAATTAACTATAATATTCTTTCTTAATATTTGGAATAGTATTAATAGCCTCCAAAACTTTATTTTGCGTATGAATTACATTATTTTTAGAAATAATATAATCTAATAGATCACCTTCTGTTCGGTTATCTGAATAATGTCTATTTTCCTGCATCTTAATTTTTATAATAAGTTTATTCTTATTATAAAAATTAACTGCTTCATAATATTCATTAATACGATACCTCAAATCATACAATTTTGTAATAGTTTTCTGAGAAGTATTATACACATTATTTGCTTCTATTACTTGTTTACTATATTCATTGATCTTTGTTTTATTAATGATATCTTTTTCATTATCAATATTCGTAATAATTTCATCTACTGTACCTGTATATATATCATATGGAAAAACTTGATTAAATACCAAATAATCATCAATTAATTGACATACACTGTCAAGTTTATCAGTATTCATTTTTAACTAGGATTTGAATTTGTTATATTCATTAGTAATATAACAAATTATACTTTTTTCAATTTTTACAATCGTGCACGAAACATAAACTTTTCTAATATAAATCGCACCGAATCTTTAATATTGGGTATATCTGGACAATATTTTTCTATTAATGTTGTATCTAACTTATTATTACTTCTAGCACCTTTCACACACGTATTTACAAGAGTAGTATTGTCAATTTCTTCCCATGTATGATTTGGATTTTGTAATTCTCGATACCATTCTAATATTGTTCTATGATCTATTAATCCGGGGTTTACTGCATTTAATGTCTTTGTAATTTTTTTATTCATACAATCTTCTATAATTGGTAATATATCATCTAAGACTGTCATCGAATTAGGAACATTACATATTTTACTATATGCAATGATTTTACTTATAAAATTTCTAGGATTATCTTCATATGATATTGGCATACGAATTCTTACATTCAAACATGTATCGGAAAATTGTTCTTGCATTAATCTATCTGTAAATCCTTTCACTATGCTGTATGACGATCCAAAAAAGTTTGGTTTATCTGCTTCGGTAAATCCTGGATTAGTAATATAATCTTGTGTGTGATTTTCATCATATTCAAATATACAACCGGTTCCTATATATGTCATATGAATACTTTTTTCTTTGGCAACATTAGCCAATACTAATGGACCATATAAATTATCGTTCATGTTTTCTTTTAATTTACCTGGTTGTTCTAAATAATCAATAGTA